GATTATTAGATAAGCTGGTTGGTTGATATGGCTAAGAAAGCAACAGTTAAGATTACTGGACTTAAGCAAGCAAAGGACAACGCTCTAAAGTTTTTAAATGAGTCCAAAAAAGATTCTAAGATTTTAGAAACAGAAGGACAATTTGCTGCTGATCAGATTAGAGACAGGACTGAGGGCAGACAAGAAGAGTACAAACAAAATGATCTTAAAAATGTAACTGTAGAGGCCAGAAAAATATATGCTGGTTTTTATGATACAAGTCCTTTAGCTATTCCAAAAAGATCAAACTTAACACTTACAGGCCAGCTATTAGGCGCAATTAAACACAAAGTAAATTCAGCCGCATCTGAAATCATCATCTATTTATCGGACAATAGAAGAAACAGAAAGATCCCTGATTCAATTATTCAAGAAATGTATGATGGGATAATAGACAAAGACCGAAATGCGACCAATTCAAAGCGCAAAAACCCAAAGGTTAAGGACAAGCTGACAGCCATTTTCTTATTAAAAAATCAAAAAGATAAGACCAACAATGAGATCAAAAAAGATCTTGAGGACAAGGGCCGCAGGTTCATGTTTTTGTCTGACAGATTAAAGACTACACTTGAGAATAGATTGGTCAAAGAACTAAAGCGCAGGCTGGATTTATACAATAAGATTAAGCGAAAATTATCTCTGTAACAGGAGATACAAATGTCAGAACAAATTCCCAGTGGGAAAACTGAGCAAGTCAGTGACGTGCCAGAGAAAAAAGAATCAGTCGCTTATGAAACATTTTCAAAACTATTAGGCGAAAAAAAGAAACTACAATCCGAAATGTCTGAAATGAAAGCTTACAAGGATCAACTTGAGGCTGAGAAATTACAGGCTGAAGGAAAGTGGAAAGAACTTGCGGAGAATAACAAGAAATTGGCAGACGATTTTAAGTCTAAAAATTTAAACATTGTTAAGAACGTAAGTGAAAAAGCAATCCGAAGTCAGTTCATGCGTGAAGCTGAAAAACTAGGTTGTGTTGACGCCGAAATTGCTATGAAAGCTTGTTCGTTTGATGACCTAGAAGTCACTGAGGATTTTGAATTTGATAACCAAAAGCTGGTTGGAAAAATTCAAGAGCTAACCAAATCAAAGCCTTATCTTTTTAAGAAGGACTTTAAAATGGTTCAGGACATCAACCCATCAAACAATTCTATATCGACTAAGCCTCTGACTGATCTCTCTGAAAATGAATTAAAAGAGTTATTAAAAACAGCAAAATAAACAAACTTTAAAGGAGTTTAAAATGGCAGTTACAGGCAACACACAATTAGGCGCTACAAAGCAAGAACTAATTGCAGCATTGGTTCAAAAAGAATTAAAGTTTCAAGCTAAATTAGTTGGAACAGTTACAGACGTATCACCTTTTGCAGTTAAAGGATCGAAATCAGTTTCTTTCCCTAATACTGGATCTTTCACTGTTGAGAACCGTGCAACAGCTACAGCAGGAACTTTACAAGATTTAACATTCACAGCAGAAAAATTAGACCTTGATCAGCGTTTATATGTTGGTTGGTTAGTTGATTCTTTTGATGAGTATCAATCAAACGTAAATGTTCAAGCTGAGTACGTTAAGCGCGCTGCTACTGCACACGCTCGTAAGATTGACGAATTGATCTTAGCAACTATCGATGCAGCTTCTGGCTACAATCAAGTTGGTGGTATCGATTTAACTAAAATCTTAAACGCTCGTAAATGGTTACAAAAGAACCAAGCTGTAATCTCTGATTGCTCTTTAGTTGTATCTGCTGAGGGCGAAGCTGACTTGTTAGCAATCCCTGAGTTTGTACGCGCTGACGCTTACGGCTCAAGCAATCTTCCTTCAGGTGTAATCGGTAAGGTTTTAGGATTGAACGTAATCGTTCACACTAACCCATCATTAGCTAAATCATTCATCTACGAAAAAGCTGCTGTTGCATTAGCTTTCCAAAAGGCTCCAATGTACGCAGAACAGAAAGCAGTTGAGTACGGAACTGAAGCAATGAAAGCAGCGATTGACCAATTAGTTGGTATCAAAGCACTTCAAATTGCTAACGGTATAGATTCAATCGGTGGTGCGTTGGTTGCTCCAGCTTCTCCATTAATTGCAGAAATCGCGGATTAATTAAAATGAATGTAGGGACACAAACAGACATGGGTGTGTTTCCTCATTTTATCAAGGCGACGTCTCCTGAGAAACTTCAGGAGGCGCTGTTGATGAATAATCTTAGACTAAAATCTGAGGTTAAATATTTCGATATTCAATTTGCAAACGGATATTGGTTTGCTTGGTACTACGACAGAATTGATCTTTATTCTAAAATAAAACCAAAAGGCAAATAATGACTGGGCCGATCAGGGACACGACAGGCGAAAGAATTCAAGATGCGTTTGTAGAGTCACCAACTCGTGCAAATAAAACAGCCGTCGAGGTTTACGTTGGTAATGCTTCTGACATTGGCGGCGGATCTGATGGATCACTAGAAATAGTCAACGCAGGCGCAATCCTAAGCGCATTAAAGTGTGTTACGGTCACTTCTCCGAACACAGTAATTTACGCAAATAACAACATTGATCTTTCAAGCTCGACTGTTTTTGGTATCACCATTGTTGCAGCTCAAGCCAATGAATCAACTCAAGTCAAAACATACGGTATTTTGAGAGACTCATCTTTTAACTGGCCTGTAAATACACAATTATATTTAGACATTAACGGATCACTCACAGACACAGCTCCTATAGCAGGTTTTAGGACTTTAGTTGCTACGTCTCAAGGAGTTGGTGCGATTTTTATTAACATACAAGAACCAATAACACTTTAAAAAGGAATTTAAAACATGGCACACAAACCCTTACAATTAGTAAACGGTAAGTTAACACAAGTCGAAGCAACTGTTATTTCAGCAGGTGCTGCAGATGCTGGCGAAGTCGTAGCATTAGACTCTAACGGTTTGTTAGACGTTTCTGTTATGCCTGTTGGCGTTGGTCCAAATGTTAAAGTTATTTTAGCATCTGAGAATATTGGTGCTGGAAAATACGTTAACATTTACGACAACACAGGAACTCCAAATGTTCGTTTAGCTGATAACTCAAATTCACGCGAAGCTCACGGATTTTTGCTTGATGCTGTAACAAGCGGTAACAATGCAACTGTTTATTTTGAAGGAACTAACAACGACCTTTCTGGTTTAACTGCAGGAGCACGTCAATTCTTAGCAACTGCTGGCGGTGTTACAGCAACTCCTCCAACATTCTTGGGCGGCGCTCAGATCTCTCAACTTGTAGGAACTGCAATTTCTGCAACAGAAATCGACACTGATATTGACGATATTGTCGTATTAGCCTAATACGACAAAAATAGCCGTTGACAGTATGTTGTTTGCCCATTACTTTTTTACAAAAAGGAGAAATAATGGGCAAATTATACAAGGTTTACAAAATTACTAATAGGGAAAATGGAATGATTTATATAGGCCGAACAGAACGAACATTACACGCGAGATTATCATCTCACGCTGTTGCGCCTAAAGGCTCTGGTCGGCTAACGGATGCGATTAGAAAATTTGGAATAGATAATTTTTATGCAGAAATTATTTCTACTCACTTGGATTTTAACGAATCAAGGTCCGAAGAAAGACGTCAGATAGTTTTGCTAAAAGCTAATGATCCTATCATCGGATACAATACAATGATTGGCCTTAATCATTCAGAAGAAACAAAAAAGAAAATACAGAAAACTTCAAAAAAAAGAATCATATCTGATGAACAGTTGATGAACATTCAGCTAATGGGTCTTGCAAGAAAAGGCGTTAAAGCATCAGAAGAAACAAAGAAAAAGCTTTCTGAGTCGCACATGGGACAAAAAGCATGGAACGAAGGAAAAAAGCTTAGCAGCTCACACGTTGAGAGCCTTAAAAAAGCATTAAGCGGAAGAAAGCTAAGCGACGCGCACAAAGAGGCAATTAAACAAGGTCACTTAAACAGGAAAAAGAATTAAATGGCAGAACAAACCGCGCTTGCACTTATTAATGGCAAAATATCGCAGATTCCTGCGAGTGATACCATTCGTGGTGCAAGCCCTGGTTTTCAAAAGTATTTAATCGCAAGTGCTGAGACTTACACAATACCTATTTATTTCTCATCTGTTGTAAGCGGTCCTGTAGAAGTCGAATCGACTGGTATTCTAGACGTCGAAGGGAGACTCGAAATAATATGAGTCAATTAAGATTATCAGAAGTGACCTTGGCCTCTGTGCCAAATGCACCGACAAACAAACTAATCATATTTGTAGATAGTGCGGACGGTTTAGCAAAATCAAAAGATGATGCTGGAAACGTGGTGATCCTTTCGGGTGACTCTGCGCTAGCGGCGCATCTTGCGGCACTTGATCCACATCCACAATATTTAACACCTGCTGAAGGCAATGCAGCCTATACACCACTTTCACACGTTGGAACAGGTGGCACTCAACACGCGAATGCAACGACTTCAGTAGCGGGATTTATGAGTGCCGCAGACAAAACAAAGCTCGACGGCATTGGCGGAGCACGAATCATAAAATCAGGAACAGTGGCTGCCGGAAGCTTCACAGGAACGCCTCGAATTGCGACTGTAACTTTTGGGACCGCATTCCCAAATACAAATTATTCAATTTCAATCGCTGGTGCAAATTCTAGATCTTGGAGTTTTCAAACAAAGACCACAGCGGGATTTGTTATAAATTCAAATGCAAACGCCGCCTTGTCTGGTGAAGTTTCGTGGATTGCCATAAATCATGGCGAAAGCGTGGAGTAATTTATGGGTTTAGTAACCGACACACTAACAGTTGAAACATCAATCACAGGGACAGGAATAGAATCAGCAGCAGACGCTAGAATCACGGCGCAAAAAGGTGCAGCAAATGGCATCTGTGAGCTAGACGCATCGTCTTTGATTCCGGCTAATAGACTGCCATCTTTTGTTGATGATGTTCTAGAATACGCAAATTTAGCAGCGTTTCCGGTAACGGGTGCGACTGGTAAAATCTATGTTGCACTTAATACAAATAAAACTTACCGCTGGTCTGGATCTGTTTACATTGAAATTTCAGCATCAGAGGTTAATTCTGTTTTTGGCAGAACAGGAATCGTCACCGCGCAAACAGGTGATTACACGCCTGCACAAGTTGGTGCAGATCCAAGCGGAAGTGCAGCAGCAGCTCAAGCTTTTGCAATTCAAAGATCAAATCATACAGGCACCCAAACAAGCAGCACGATTTCAGACTTTGCAACAACAACGCGCTCAACGGTTTTAACAGGCGTTGACACAACATCTACAGAGATTGCGGTTGTTTCGACAGACACTGTTTTAGAATCAATTGGAAAACTTCAAGGCCAAATAAATCTATGGATTGAATTAATCCAAACTACACAATTAACAAACAACTCAAACACGACACTTGTCGCAATCAATGAGCTTCAAGTTACTGTAACAGCAGGAAGAAAATACAGAATTGAAGCGATGCTTTTATACAGATCAACAGCGACAGGAACAGGTGCAGTTTTGACTGCTGCACTTGGCGGAGGAGCTGCTGGAACGATGGCGTTGATAGCGTCAATACCAACAGGTATCGACGGTATAGATCACGTCCATCAAGGCTCTATCACGGCATCGAATGACTTAGTAACTGCAACAAATACACCTACTGCCAATTTGGATTTCTGCGCATCTATTGAAGGTATTTTTGTTTGCACAACAAGTGGGACACTAACGCCACAATTCAGATCAGAAACAAATGGTCAAACGATTACTATTCGAATCGGATCAAACTTAATCGTGAGGGAGTTCTAATGATAGCTTTTAAAACATTCTCTCAACTTGATGAATCAAGCAGACCTTTAAATGTTCCTTTGTCTTGGCCCTGTGAAGAAATAGTTATTTCAAACGAGCAAGTTTCAAGTTATGAAATTTTAGGCTTTTCTGTTGTAACGCCTGAGCAATATGCAGCTCACAAGGCGACTCATCAAGCGGCTTATGACGCTTGGAATACAGCAAGACAAGACGCAATCACTTACTGGAAAATATACGATTTTATCACGCCAAAAAAGGGAACTGATACAACTCAAGCTCCTATTGATCTTGATTTCAGATCAGGGCTAACGGTCATGCTTCACAGAAAATCACAGCTTGTTAAAGGCGAGTGTTTGAAAGAGGAGTATTATCAGTCTTGCTCTGTCGATGCTGTCGGCAATTTAACATATACAAATTTAATCGTTTCAGAGCACCATGTTTTTGTCAGAGACCCTCTAGGCTTTCCTGTTTATAGGGCATCACATTTAAAATACTACGACAAAAACGGAGTGGCGTCTTCTGCTGTTAAATCATGGGTGAAATTTTATTCTATGCTTGAGAAAATTCAAGAGGGAAAAACTCGTCGAGGGAATCTTGTAGATAACTTGCAAATGCCTTGTATTGGTTTAATTTCAATCGCACTAACTGGTAACCCTATTCCTAGTCCTTCGGTCATTCTCACAGGTCGGGGATTTCTATACGACTATAAAAAAGAATTTGATGCTTTTGTAGATGAGTCAAATCGCGAGATTGTCGCTTGTTTACAAAATCCGACAAATTTAAAATATGCGAGCGCATCGAAATATCCTTGGATCAATTCAATGACTCCTTATGGAATTACAATCAGACAATTTTTAATATCGGAGCTAACAATATGACGATCAGATTCTTGTTTGCAAATCCTTTGGTTTGGTACAAAAAAGCAGGAAACTTTCTTTTGCAAATCGGCGAGCAAGTTCCATTTGGTCACTTTGCAATTGAACTTGAAACATTTGGCGAGCCTAAAGTCTATGAGTCGCTATTCCCTAAATCACAAAAGACAAATAGATCTGAGTGGAATAAGCATTACTCAATTGTAAAATCATACGAGTGGGAAGTCCCAGAGCATTTAAGATTTCAAGTATACGAGTGGTTAGAAAAACAAGTTGGGATTAGATACGCAATCGAGCAAATAATTTTCATCGGACTTACGATAATATTTGGCTGGTTGAATCTTATTTTTAACAAGCTAGTTTTGAATGGGAATAAAGCGATGGTATGCACAGAGCTAGGTTCACGTTTTGCAGAAAAGTTTTGGGGATTTATTCCTACAGAATCGCACGACAAGATCGGCCTGCAGGACATGGAAGTCCTATCTTTGAGATATGAAAACAATGTTAAATGGCAATCTAGGTTTGAGGGGTAAGTATGTCAATATTTGGAGTGATCAAATCAGATGACAAAGTTTTCACAGGCGACAAGCTTCGGATTGATGTTTCTGGATCATTCATCGCGCCTGACTTAACATTTGCAACAATTTCACATGAGATTTCTGTTGATGCAGGTGTCACCTGGTACAACGTAACAGCTAAGAAATACGTTGATTGGATCTTTACAACTGCAGGCACCAAAACAATTTCTTTAAGACTCACAACTACGCTGCCTAGTACACAGACATTTACAAAAGACATCACTGTTTTAAACCTAGCAACACAGAATTTATTTTCGTCTGATTTTGACCTATACGCGCATGAACCAGAGATTGACACTTATCT